CAATCCGAAATAGATGAATTGGCGAGTAAAGTTGAGGACTTAGAGCTATTACAAGAAGTTATCGCCGATTACCGCACTACGACGATTAAGAATGCGATTTCAAGCCTCAAGCATACTACTAATGAACTATTAACTGAGCATTTCGATGCAGAACTTCGTATAGCATTTTCAGCGGAAGACGCCGATAAACTCGAAGTTGAAATCACGAAGGACGGCAATCGATGCAGCTTTACACAACTCAGCAAAGGTCAGCGGTGCATCCTGAAACTCTGCTTCGGCGTAGCTGTGATGCGCGCAGTAGAGACTAATAACGCCGTCTCATTCCTACAAGTGTTTTTCGACGAGGCGCTAGACGGGCTCTCAGATACCTTTAAATACAAGGCTTTTTCACTTTTACAAAAATTGGCGTTAAGTAAAGAGAGTATCTTCATAGTGGAACACAGCGAGGCCTTTAAGAGCCTGTTTGATAGCGCCTACACTGTGAGCCTAGTCAACGGAGTAAGTCAGATTGAAAAAGCCTGATAATGCGAAAGAGCGCAATTTACTGAAAGGCGCTATTCGCCGTGTTTTTAGTCGTTCAGAATTGCGGCGTAAAGTGCTGGACGCCAGTGTTATTAACAGCTATTCTGACCCAACACGACCGCGAGTTACAAAATGGTGTAAGTGTTCTGGATGTGGAAAAATGGAGCCAAAGTATTTAATGCAAGTTGATCATACTGAGCCCTTAATACCAGTCAATAAGAGCCTCGAAGAAATGTCTTGGGATGAAGTTATTAATAATACATGGTGCGCCGAAGCCAATCTAAAACCCATTTGTAAGCCCTGCCATAAACTAAAAACTAAGGCCGAAAACAAAGAGCGAAGGAGATTGAAACGTGAAAAAGGTCTCTAAAAGTCTACTTGTAATAAGCGATATGCACTGGCCTTATGCGCACCCCGATACTGTGAAGTTCCTCAAAGCCGTGAAGGCGAAATATAAGCCCGATACCGTGGTGTGTATTGGCGACGAAGTCGACTATCATGATAGCAGTTTCCATGACTCCGATCCTGACCTTGATTCCGCTGGCATCGAGCTAGAAAAGGCCATTAAAGGCCTAACGCCTATCTATAAGCTATTCCCCGAAGTCACAGTAGTAGAGAGTAACCACGGCTCGATGGTGCTCCGAAAAGCCCTAGTAGGCAAAATCCCGAGAAAAGCTATTAAGTCTTATAATGATATCTTGGATGCTCCTAAAGGCTGGAAATGGGTTTTTGACGTTATAGTTCAGACCCTGCTAGGTCCGGTGTATCTTTGTCATGGAAAGTCAGCCGCCGCTGGTAAACTTGCCAGCCAATATGGAATGAGTTGTATTCAGGGCCACTATCATGAAAAGGCTCAAATCAATTATATCAGCACTCCAGAGAAGTTAATGTTCGATGCCCACACTGGCTGTCTAGCTGATGATAAATCCTTAGCCTTAGGTTATAACAAGGTCAACCCGAAGCGTCCCATAGTGAGCCTTATAGTCGTTTTAAATGGTATCCCGCAGATAATCCCAATGGTATTGAAAAAGGGCGGGCGCTGGGTTGGTTCATTATAAGACAGATTTGACATTCTAACCCTTAGTGTTAAACTAAGAGCATGACACTAACATCCATTTTTATAGCCATTAGTATCCAATACCATCTACCGCCCGGCCTCCTCGAGGCCTTATGCTTCGTCGAGACAAAACATGTCGCTTCTGCTATCCACTATGACGACGGTGGTAGGAACTCCATTGGTATTTGCCAACTTCAGCTCCGTACGGCCCAAGACCTAGGTTTTGAAGGCACAGAAGAAGACCTTTTGGACCCCGCTACGAATATTCACTATGCAGCGAAATATTTGTCTGGACAAATCTCCCGGTACCATGGCAATCTTGAGAAAGCAGTGATAGCTTATAATAGAGGCAATGCGAAAGACTTGACTACTACGGAATATCAACGCAAAGTATATACTGTATGGAGGGGAAATTGACATTACCAACAGATTCTCAAGAGCGTAAGAACTATCCCCTGTTCCGCGGCTGTCTACGCTATTTCCCTGCAGCATTAGCCGGAGTCGCCAAGATCTCGAAACTCGGTAACGACAAGCACAACCCCGGAGAAGAGATGCATCATGCCCGCGGAAAGTCACCGGATCATGGCGATTGCATCCTACGCCATTTAATCGATACTGAAGATTTATTAGCAAAGTGGGATCGCGATGACCAAGTACTCGAGCAAGAAATATTGAATGAAGTTAGTCAAATGGCATGGCGTGCGCTAGCGCTGTCCCAAGAACTCCATGAACGATTTGGTGCGCCAATGGCTCCAGGGGCTAAGTGATGAAACGTATTTATATTTGCTCATCATGCAGGCCGGAAAACTATGAGTATGTGAAACAATTGCTAAAGCTATATACCACGAGAGAAATGTCGATCTTTCATCCAGAACCACAACAATTGGAAGAAAAAACGCGTTATGCATGCGTCGATATAATCGAAATACAAAAAGCCGACGAAATTTGGTTAATAGGCGATTATGGTCGTGATTGTTCATGGGAATTAGGTTATGCACAAGCGCTTCAAAAAACAGTATGCGTCTTTAGATGTCATATTAATAGAGCTAAATTAGACGACGATTGGATGTTATGGCCTCTTATGCACGCGTGTAATGTTTATGAGGTACCACATGAAAGTCGTTAAAAACGAGAATATACGTCCATTCGACGTAGATTCAACACTCATATACCCGAATTCACCAGAGAATGAGAATCTCCCTCCTGTTCTCATTTTCGACCCCGTTGAGCGGCGCTATATTACCCTCCGCTACAATATTAATATGGTCCGGCTGCTCAAGGAAGAGCACCAACGGGGATCTTATGTTATCGTATGGAGCCGCGGCGGCTGGGAATGGGCTAGGAACGCGGTGATAGCACTAGAACTACAGGAATACGTGGATCGAGTGATGTCTAAGCCATTAGCCTATTTCGACGACCAGCCAGTGGAAACTTGGATGAAAGATCGCATCTACCTTGAACCTAACATGGCGTATAAAAGGTAAAATGATAACGAAGGCGCAATTCGTTAAGTATGTGAATGCTGTGGCTGATCTTGGGGATTCCTTAAAAAAGGACATTATTAAAGACGGCATGATAAGCGATAATACGATATTAGCTTTAAATAAGTTAGTCATTATTTCTAATGAAATTATTGACGTAACTGATGAAATAAGAGATCCTAAACAAAAAGTACACTAAGGAGTGCACATGGCCCTCAAAGAATATGGAACCCAAAACAAACCTGACTATTATGTCACAATCGGCGGATTTACTAAGGCCGGTCAAAAGAATCCTGACAAAATCGAGGGCTATTACAAGGGCCGAACTGAATACCCCGACCAATTCAATCCAGGCAAGACAAAAACTACCTTTATGATTAAAACACAAAAAGGTATTGCTGGAGTTACGGGTAACGCTAACCTGATTAATGTAATGACCCGCGCCGAAACTCAATACGCGGCAGAAAACCAGACATTGCCCGCAGGAACCTGGGTACAAATCGACTGTACAGGATTGACTAAGCTGAAAAGCGGTAATACTATGAAAACATTCGTAGTGCACTTCGATAATGAGAATGTAGATGGCTCATTAGCACTTCCGACTGGGGCTACGAATACCGTATTAGTAGCAGATGACGAAGTGGAAGAAGACGACGATACTGCGGAAGAAACTCCGGTCTATGTGGCTCCTGTAGTTAAACGCGGCGGTGGTATTTCGAAAGTGCAGGAATTGTTGAATCGGAATAAGAATAAATAGGTAATCGCTGAGGTGTAACTCCTATTATAGCGGAGGCGTGGAGGATGCGAAAGCATCATCTCGAGGTGAAAGCCGAAGGGAAGCTGTGAGTGTAGGCACTAGGTTGTCCGATGTGGAATCTTGCTCACTGGAACACGCAGTTAAGACAATAATCGGCGCTGAATGTGAGGGTAATCACTGGTCTCTGGCCCTGTCAAGGCAGAGCGTAACGCAAGAATCAACTGTAGCCATACAGCCGTAACCTTGCCAGTTGAACCTCAGTAAGCGCATTGTGGGAGTAGCGCCCCACCCGCTTTTTTATTTAATTTAAGGGGAATATGAGACATTATCGATTAATACTACCGAAATGGCTCAAGGATGAGCGCCCCGACTTAAAGACGTTGGAAGGCTTCTTCACTGATGAAGAGATTAAGGAACTGAATGCTCAGGGCTACAATGTATATTTCCTTCCAAATCATCCTAGCGAGTATCCAGATCACGGCCCTGTTAATGGCTCTCATATTGATACTTGGCGTTGTTGCTTTGTGGATTGTGATCTTAAAGACGGAAAGTATGCGAGCAAAGACGCGTTCTTGGAAAGAATTGCAGAAATAGGTATCATCCCGTCACGAATAGTAGATTCCGGCCATGGTATTCATTGTTATTGGAATATTCAGAATCTTGACGCTATGTCTTATCTCCGCTTCCAGAAACGCCTTCTCCGCCTATTCAACACTGATGAGAGTATGGCAACGCTTTATCAACTTATGCGCATGCCAAGTACTCTGAATACTAAAGTCAAAGGATCGTACGTTGAATGCGTACAACTGTACGCTGAAAACGTACAATATACCGCTGAGGAATTCGATCGACTACTGCCGCCTATCGCCACTGAGGACGAGGCCGCCTGCCAAGACCATTATAATCGTACCCACGGTATCAACCAGGACGTCGACATCGCAGAAGAGCTACCAGCTAAGTTCGGACGACTTGTGCGCGACAACCCAGAGGCCAAGGCTCTGTGGGCCGGCCATACCGAGGACCGCTCAAAATCCGACTATCGCCTTGGACATATTATGTTCGCATCTGGTTTTACCAAGGATGAGGCTCTCAGCGTCCTCGTGAATAGTGCCAAGGCCCTTCAGCGAGCACCTATCCACCGCAAGAACTATGCCATTAATATCGTCGATAAAATATGGACGTTTGAATTAGAACCCAATACAGAATTAACCCTGTCTAATAGCGTAAAGGATATATTACAACGGAGTTCTGATAGCCTAAAGGCTGAGCGAATCCGGTGCCATCCCAGAGTCGACAACACCGCCCGCGGCTTTCGCTTAGGTCAGGTTCTGGGCCTCGTAGCTGGCTCTGGCGTCGGTAAGACGTCCTTCGCGCTCAACATGTTCCGGTGGTTCGCTATGGCTAATCCAGACTTACACCACTTCTTCGTGCCATTGGAACAGCCGGCGAATGAGATAGCGGACCGCTGGAAGACGATGTGCGGGACCGATACCCAGCTCCACGAGAAAGTCCACGTAATGAGTAACTACGATGAAGACGGTAACTTTCGTCATCTCTCATTAGACGAGATTAAGGACTATATCCTGAAGTTTCAAGAGAAGACGAAGTTCAAGATCGGCTGTGTCGTCGTAGACCACATTGGAGCATTGAAGAAAAAGAATGGGAAAGATGAGCACCAGGACCTTATGGCTATTTGCCATCAGATGAAGGCCTTTGCCGTCCAAACGAATACATTCCTCGTAATGCAATCCCAGACAAGTCGCGAGAAGGCCGGTATCGGCGACTTAGAGCTTAACAAGGACGCTGCATATGGCACTACTATCTTTGAATGGTATTGTGACTATCTAATGACACTGTGGCAGCCCTTGAAACGGATGCATAGTAATCCATCCTGCCCAACAGCGACGGCTTTTAAATACTGTAAGATACGCTTTAAGAAGAAGCAGGACGTTATCCAAGAAGACGTGCCTTATTACTTGCATTTCGACAGCGATACCGAGAGAATGGAAGATATGACGCAGGATCAAATTACATCGTTCAATTACTTCCTGCCAGCCGCGACTAATAAACGCAAAGCTGACCGTAAGACTGAGATATTAACCTATCAATCTGCTCCGAAGGAGTAAACATGAAAGCTATTAAAGTTTATCAAAGACCCTATTCATATACCTATGAAGGTGGTTATGGTGGCGATTGCACAATGACTGCGTATTCTGCCGATACGATAGTTGAGGTGTTAGACATTAAACGCACCTTCGAAGGGGATGAATATATGCATAAAGCGCGCGAATGGGTAAATAAGACCTTTGCGGAAGATGAATACAATGCACTTCAAGGAATAATTAAAGATTCAGAACGAGAAATTGAGAATCGTAAAAAGCGAATTAAAGAAGCCGAAGCTAGATTACTAACGTTTTTAGTAAACGTAGAGCTAGTGAAAAAATAATGATAGAGCCAGGGCTAATCATCTTAGACACTACTGAGGGCGTCGACCTTCTAACCCAGTATATCCAAGATAAGGACCTTATTAGTTTCGACACGGAAACGAACGGTGTCCATCAAGGCGCCGAGATTATAGGCCTTAGCCTTTGCTGTGAAGAGAGTGCTGCATTCTACGTCATTATAGCATCTTGGAATGCCGCCCAATCCCGGCTTGAATATAACCCCGACCATGCCTTTAAGCCCGCAATCTTGAGGCTAATAAGCACGTTAAAAGAGAAGCAGCTCATAATGCACAATGGGGTATTTGACTGCGCAATGGTCGAGGCGAATTATAAAATTAGATTAATCGAGTCATTACACACAGATACGATGATTCTGGCCCATCTCCTCGATGAAGAACGCCGTGTCGGCCTTAAAGACCTAGCTGCGAACCTATTCGGCGAGGATTCAACTCAGGAAGCTCAGGAGATGCAGGCTTCAGTTAAAGCAAATGGCGGGAAGTGGCAGGCCAAAGATAAAGAGATGTATAAGTGCGATAGCCAGGTTATGGCGAAATATGGCGCTAAAGATGCCTGGCTGACCTATATGATCTTCCTTGAGCTAGTCCCTGATCTCTACGACCAGAAACTCGATAAGTTCTTCTATGAAGATGAGTCGATGCCACTACTTCGCGGTCCGACATATGAGCTAAACACTGTCGGTCTATCTGTTGACCTCCCAGCCCTCCAGCAATTGAAAAAGACGCTACAGGCTGAGTGTGCTGAGGCGAAGGACTTCATTCACCAAGAAATAGTGCCCTATGTCAAAGAGAAGTATCCCGGCACAAATGCAAAGAACACATTCAATATAGGCGCCAGTCAGCAGCTCTCATGGCTCTTATTCGGTGTTTTAAGCCTTGAATTCGGTACCTTGACTGCTGGTGGTAAGACATTGGCTAAGAACCTAGGCCTCAAAGTGTACACTCCAGCCGAGAAACGGAACTTCATAGCCTCGGTGGGAATGTTGTCAGGTGGGATATCCCACCCAGAAGCTATAGTAAATGGCAAGAAAGTGAAGGCTAAGAAGATTAAGGAGCCGTGGGCTTATATCGCAGTCGATAAAAAGACATTGACTAAGCTCGCACCAAAGTATAAATGGATTGAACGATTGTTGGAATATCAGCGAAAGATGAAGCTTTTAACAACTTATGTCAAAGGAATGGAGCAGCGCATACAATATGGAGTTATTCGATCTAGCTACTTACAACATGGTACTACATCAGGACGGTACGCATCACGTAACCCTAACTTTCAGAACTTGCCTCGAGATGATAAAAGGATTAAGGCTTGCCTTGTGTCCAGGCCCGGAAGAGTATTTGTCGGAGCCGACTATTCTCAGCTCGAACCAAGGGTATTCGCTTTTTATTCAGGTGACGCCAGACTGCGCGAAGCGTTTAATGGAACTAGCGATTTCTACTCTGTAATTGGTCAGGAAGTCTTTGGGAAATACGATTGTGAGCCACAGAAAGAAGGACCTAATGCCTTCGGTGTGAAGTATAAGAAACTCCGGGATCTATCTAAAGTTATAGCCCTAGCATCCACATATGGCGCTACAGCCCATCAGTTAGCGCCTACCACGGGAAAACCTATCCAAGAGACACAGCAAATCATCGATGACTATTTCGAACGTTTTCCAGGCGTTAAAGAGATGATGCGGGAAGCTCATCGCTTAGTAAAGACTAATGGCTATGTTGAAAATTTGTTTGGCAGGAAACGTCGCATCCCAGATGGTAAGAAGATTACGAAGATTTACGGTGATATGGAGCATGCCGATTATCCGTATGAAGTGCGCAACATGTTGAATTTAGCTGTAAATCATAGAATCCAGTCCACAGGCGCATCTATAGTTAACCGAGCGGCCATAGCTTTTTATAAATACAATAAACAAGCCGGATTAGACGGTAAAATCGTGAGTCAAGTCCATGACAGCTTAATAGTGGAATGCCCTGAAGACCAGGCCGAATGGATAGCAGCTCTTCTCCAAGATGCCATGGTAAACACTACTGAATTGGAAGGTATTAAGCTCGAAGCCGAGCCAAAAATCGGAAAAACGCTGGCAGATGTATAAAATGCTTGATTTTAAGACGTTATTGTGTATATTAAAAGAGAGGTGACTATGAATGTATGGAAACGACTAATAAGCTACTTCCCGACACAACTCCCTGTTGGAATGACGGAATTCAACGATTTCGCGAATGATATCGTGGAGTTAACTGGTCCTATCGCTGATAAAGAATCCCTGATTTGGGTAGCGAGTAACGAGATTATGCGTATGCCTCCAGGCCAGAACCGCGTATCGAAGAATACATTTGTTAAGCTCCTAAGGAAATATGCAGCGAATCAGATAGCCGCTGCCAAAGTCCTCGAGATCCGGGAAGCCCAAGAAGCTAAGAAAAAGGCCGCCAGCGAGGCAGCTCAACTCCAGCAGGCCGCAGTCACGACCGCCGAAACACCGGCAAGTGAGCAAAAAGCCTAATAGTTACGAAGCATTACGCAAGATTTGGTATCGTAAACTGGCGAAGTCAGGGTTTAATGACATCGAAATGCCAGATGGACGGTTTAAAGGCCTATCGACTGAGTTTACCAGGGATCGAGCGGTGTATCAATATGGCGGATTAGAGGCTAAAGCTGAGTACCACCGCCTAGCAAGTTGGCTTCTGTATGAGTACGCATTCGAATCCGAGTTGGAACGAGTCATCTGGGAATATCATGTAAATGGTCTGAGTATCCGGGATATTACGCAAACGCTGAAAAAAGTAAAGATTAAGAAAACGAATAGGGATTTCGTCCATAAAGTCCTTCAGAAGCTGAAGCAAATAATGCTAGATAAGTACGTGAATAAATGAGTAAATCAAACGAATTCAAATTTATAGTAAAAGCGCCGCTACTAAATTCGTCCAGTAATGGACATGAGCAAAGGTGTGCGATAGTAGCTCAGTATCATTCTGTTTATTACTCAATAGAGATAAACCCAAATTCTAATTTATCTACAGAAGATCAAATCCGATTGGCTATTGCAGAATTAAAAGTTCGACTGATACAAGATATCAGCACTGCAGAATTTGAAGTAGAAAAAGAATGAGTGATTTCAAAGGCTTGTACAACATCCGAGACATGGTGCCGAATGATAAGAACTTTATTATGGCGACACTCCTCCGCGGTATTTACTACGGCGATCCATACTTCACAGCTATTCCTAAAGATATATTCATGAAGAATTACAAGATAATAGCCGAGACACTCCTGGATTCCGGTAAGGTTAACGTAAAGCTGGCGTGTCTCAAGGAAGATCCCGACACCATTTTAGGCTATAGCATCCTTAGTGCGGATTACCAGTGTATTATCTGGACCTTCGTCAAGAGTCCGTGGCGGAAGCGCGGTATCGGCAGAAGTCTCCTACCGCAGCATCCTCAGGCTTATATGCATCTCACGCCTATCGGTAATGAACTACTACACAAATTCCCCGGCATCGTCTTTAACCCCTTTTACCCCATAACAAGCAGGAGTTTATGAAAAAGTTATTGAAGAAGTTAAGCAAAACAGCGCAGGAAGCGCCGCCGCGCGCCATGGAAGAGATCCAAGCCGAATATAACAGACTGAGCGGCCAAGCTGGCCAAAACCAGTATCAGGCTTATGTCCTCAGTAAGGACCTTGAGCGCATCAACCAACGTTTAGTTGAGATTAACCAGGAAGCAGCTTATCGGAATAAACTTGATGCTGAGACTAAGGCAAAAGAAGCTGATCAGGCCGTTACAGTACCGGAAACGAGCCAACAATGAAACTAAGTTTCGATATCGAAGTTACATACGCTAAGCTCCATGGGCCGATCTTTATCCCCGGTGACGCTAACTATAAGGATACATTGACGAATATGCCAGAAGGGCCGGACCGCAAGCTGAAGCTCTATCTTCAAGACGGCGCACTGCTACTCATCACTGGCAAAGGCAGTGAGGTTCTTATTCCGCTGGCAAATGTTACCCATATGGTATTAGCTAAACGCCCAGCTCCTGCAGCGCCGACACTTACACTTAAGAAATGAAACGTATAATAGACAATGGCAAATTGCCGCCTACACCAAAGGCGGCACTTGAGAAATTCAACGCGAATATATTCGTGCTGGAAAACTTTCTTTTCCAGGAACAGTTAGCCTTTGTCCAAGATCCTAATCCCTTTAAAGTAGCGGTATGCTCTCGCCGCGCCGGTAAAACTACGGCCTGTGCGGCCCATCTCCTTCATACCGCTATTAACAACCCAGATAGCACAAACCTCTACATAACACTTTCCAGTGTATCCGGAAAACGCATTATTTGGAAAGAATTCAAGAAGATATTGAAGTCCTGCGCTATCAAAGACGTTAAACTCAATGAGATAGAGCTGAGCCTAACATTCAAGAACGGCTCTACGATCTACGTCGTCGGCGCCAAGGATGCATCCGAGATTGAGAAGTTCCGCGGTATGGCGATGAAACTCGTTTACATCGATGAGTGCCAGTCGTTTAAATCGTACATAGAAGAGCTAATCGACGATATCATAGGCCCTGCCCTTATTGACTATGCCGGTAGCCTCGTCCTTATCGGCACACCAGGGCCTATTCCTGTCGGCTATTTCCATAAGTGCTCCACGGATACCTCAAATACCTGGAGTAAGCACCACTGGACATATTGGCAAAACCCCTTCATTCCCATCACTTCGAAGATGACGCACCAACAGGTATTCGATCGGGAAATGAAGCGCCGTGGTATCACGAACTATCAAGACCCTTCAGTCCAACGAGAGTGGTTCGGTAAATGGGTCCTAGATACAAATAGCCTATTGTACCGCTACGATGAGGCCAAGAATCATTACCAAAAGCGCCCAGATCTGCCTGGAAAATGGCACTATATTTTAGGTATCGATATAGGCTTCGACGATGCCGACGCTCTTGCGGTGTTAGCCTATCATGATTCCAGCCCTGATACCTATCTCGTCGATGAGCTTGTTACAGCGAAACAGGGCCTTACCGAGTTAGTCCAGCAGGTCCAGCAACTCCAGTCCAAATACGATATAACGAAGATGGTAATGGATATGGGCGGACTAGGCAAGAAGATGGGTGAGGAAATGATCCGCCGGTATCAGATTCCAGTGGAAGCCGCCGATAAAGCTCGTAAGATGGAGACTATAGAGTTCTTGAACGATGCGATGCGCACCGGGCGGTTCAAGGCTAAATCAGCATCGAAATTCGCCCAGGATACTTATCTCGTCGAAATTGATAGAGATAAATCAACACCAGAAAGAATCAAAGTAAGTGATCGATATCACTCAGATATCTGCGATGCGGTGCTATATGCGTTTAAATTTAGCCCTGCATATGCCTACCAAGCGCCTATAGAGAAGCCAAAGCCAGGTAGTCCTGAATGGCTTAAGGCGCAGTCCAACGAAATGTGGGAAGCCGAGCTAAAGGGTCATTTAGACGCCCAGGCATTCAAAGATGAATACGGCGACTATTAAATGCAGAATCTTTTACTTGTCTAAAAAATCACGGATATTACAAGCTAGACTTTCTACCGGCTCGAAGCGAACAAGTTGGCCCTTTAATACGTAACCTAATGAATTTACTACATAATTTGGTTTGCTAACACCAATATGTCCAAAATATCCCATACTAAATGTATATTCTCGGCCATCATCTGTAGAAATAACCCCGATAGCGTCTCGGCTATCATACCAAAGAACTTTTCCTATTTGTGTTGGCCCGACTATTGAATTTAAATTTTTAGCTACTTCATCAGCCGTAATTATACGAATTTTACGCATATTTGATACAAGTTTAAGTGCCGCATCCCGTTCGTTTACAACAACATCATACGCAGACTTTTCAATAACGGGTATACACGAACAACATTCTTGTTTGTGTTCTAATGGAGATTCTTGAACATGTAATATAGTTGGGGATTCATATTTACAACTTCTAATCCACCATATCTTTGGATTTAACTTATTTTCTTCTTGCATGGCCATTTTTTCTCCTATTATTGTATAATAATACTCTATTATCGACATTTTGCAAGATATTTACTGACGTCGGCGTAAAACTGACCACCGGAGGTGTTCCATTCTTCCCTTTTTAAAACGCCGCCAAGAAGCTCCTGCCGCCGGGCTAATCATTAAGACTCGCGCTCCAGACGAATCTAGTGAATCTGAGGACAAAGATGACCCTTCAGCAGCCCATGAAGCCTGCGCTCATGAAATAATAAAGGCAATCGAAGCTAAAGATCCTAAGCGACTTGCCGAAGCAATGAAAGACATGTTCGAGATCCTAGATTCTGAACCCCACGAAGAAGGGGAGCACATTAGCCCCCATTCCTATGAAGCTCAAAACCAAAAAGTTGGAGAATAAGACTAATGGCATTTGTATTAAACACGACTGTAACGAACCTTGGTGAGACTGATATCGTAGTTCCCGACACCGCGAACTACCAAGTGAAATGTAAGCTCCAACTCCCTAATGCCATCGTCCCCACAGCCACTCAAGGCTCAGGCGGCGGTGCCGGCACGGGCTCTGGCGGCGGCGCTGCAGTTGCTAGCCAAGTCGTGACACTCATTAAGCTGAACTCCAGCACGAAATACACTAGTAACGCTGGTGACGCAGGAGCCTCAATCGCTATTGCAGCTACCGCTGGCGATACGATCAAGATCGTGACTAGCTCGAGCTTAGCCCAGGATAACCAACCTGAAGCTGTAAAAGTAACCATTTCGATATACGAGTATTAAAATGCCATTATCTAAAGGCAAATCACAGAAAGCTTTCTCGCAAAACATCAGAACTGAAATGGAACACGGAAAGCCGCAAAAGCAAGCAATTGCAATAGCTTATAGCATGAAGCGCAGAAGCGGAAAGAAGAAAGCCGCTGGCGGCGCGGTAGAGTCTGGCTCACCGGATATGAATTATGCTGATGGCGGTATGGTCGACGAAAACGACCAGGAAATGCTTAGAAAGAATCGCGGTAACAAGGCACCACATGATGACCAATGGACAGACCAACCCACAGTAGCTCAGGCCCGTAAGCCCTCTCGTACCCCGCTCTCGGCTCCTAGCATCGTTAAAGGTAGCACATTCACTTCCCGCCTCACTGACCAAGAGAAGGACCTCCAGTCGACGGCCCATCCTTCTAGCCCTAGCGAACAGCCTGATTCGGAATACGATGAAGAAGGCGCGGATCGCCAAGGACCTCATATTCGCGATATGCAAGATGAGCATTCCACCCATCGTAAACCTTATGCTAAGGGCGGCGAAATCGAAGAGATGGATGAGGAAATTCATCCTGACGGTATGTACGAAGACGATCTTACCGACCTGAATCCTTCCGAAGATGAAGGCAATATGATGGCAGAACGCCTTGAAGAAGAGCGTCCAGATCGTAAAGGCCCTATCATTGCAGCCCTGGAAATGAAGAAAATGGCTCGCGGCGGTGAAGTATCGCCTGAAGAGGAAATGGAAGAAGAGCATCACGACTCTATGGCCGCAGCTATCATGGCGAAGCGCCACAAGGAACAGCACGGCGCTGACAGCGATTCCGACATCGAGCATGAGATGTACATGGCCGAGGGCGGTATGGCTGACCTTCACTCCGAGCATGAAGAAGAGCCGAACAACGAAGACCAGATGAGCTTCGAGGCTCTGAAGAAAGAGAATTATAACTCATCGGACTTAGATATCGACCAACCCGAGGATTCCAATGAGCATGGCCACGACCTCGAAGATGAAGACGAACATGACATGGTGTCCAGCATCCGCCGTAAAATGAAGAGCAAGAGGCAGTTCTAGTGCTCATTTCCAGTTTAAAGGACCTTAAACAGGTCATTAAGGCGCTACGCGAAGGCGGCGTCACGTCCGCTGAGATCGATGGAGTAAAGCTCACGTTACTACCGAAGCCCGTTAGTAACGAAAAAAGAAGAATTGATTACTCATCCGACATCCCAGAGGCCAACATCCCAGTGCCGAAGTTCACGCCAATGAATCCAGATGCACCGCTGATAGCCGATAAAATCGAATCTGAAGAGCTTACTGAGGAGCAACTCCTTATGTGGTCAGCCGCAGGACATGAGCAATAATGAAGATTAAGGGCCAAAAACCCGTTAAATCGGTAACATTCAAGACTAAGACTAATTCACAAGAAGAAAGTGTGTTAGCCGAGTGGTGGCTAGAGAAGGACCGCGATAAGTGCGCGGCTATGATGCTTACCACAGCAGCCTACCTTAAAGAAACCCAGCAATACAGATATAGACAGGCGGCGGTATATGCGCGTTTATACGGAAATCAGAGTTTATATTCTTTCGCTGGGACCAATATCAGTAAGATGGATCAGACCTATGGATTACCACAGGAACGACCTACATTCAATCTCATTCAATCTATCGTTGACACATTGGTCTCTCGGATATCGCAAAGCCGCCCTCAGCCGGTGTTCCTCACCGACAACGGCGATTATAAACAACGAAACTTGGCTAAAAAGCTCAATAATTTCACTCTCGGGGAATTCTATCAAACTAAGGCCTATGAGAAAGCTGCAATTTGCCTTCGTGATGCTTTAGTCGAAGGCACCGGTGTGATACATGTCTATGAGGACTATGATAAGCGTGTCGCTATGGAGCGCGTCCTCCTTACCGAGATATTAATAGACCCTAACGAAGCAATGTACGGTGAACCCCGGCAGATGTATCGTGTGAAGCTCATAGACCGCGAGGTATTAGCCGCTAACTTCCCAGAACACGCTAAGAAGATCGAATTAGCTGTTAAAGGCCTGCCCGATAACTCAGCCGACAGTGCCCGCTCAGTATCCGATCTAGTAATGGTTATCGAAGGTTGGCATCTTCGCTCTGGCAAGGACTTCAAAGATGGCCGCCATACGTTAGCGGTATCCACAGGCTTCCTAATTGACGAACAATACGATAAAGATGACTTCCCATTCGTGTTTATGCACTATGCTCCGCGTCTATTAGGCTTCTGGTCCCAAGGTATCGCTGAACAGCTTATGGGCACACAGATGGAGCTTAACAGCCTATTATTCACTATAAGCCGCGCTATCAAGCTGGTAGGTGTACCCCGTATCTTCGTAGAAGAGGGCAGTAAAGTGGCGTCTGCTGCGTTTAACAACGAAGTAGGCACTATCATCAAGTTCCGCGGGACTAAGCCAGAATACGAAGTAACACCAGCTAACGCCGCAGACCTATATGCCGAAAGGGATAAGTTAATACAGTATGGCTACCAACAAACGGGCGTCTCAGCCCTCCAAGC